TGGTTTTTCTGGAATAATCACAGGTGCTGAATATGGAGCAACAATAGGTGAAATACAAGAAATAAGTATTTCCTTTATATCAACTGGTGCAATTACTTCAGACATATAGTAAATTAAAAATACTTCGCATTTAATTTATGGCAAACAAAAGAACTGTTGATCTTATCACTGAGGCTTTCAGTGATGTAATGACTGCAAGAAGAAAGTATGAACTTAAAAAACCAAATGGTGAACTTTTAAAACCAATATATTTTCCACCACTCACAAGATTTGATAGAAAAAAAGCACAAGCGGCGGCTGGTACAGATGATGCTTTGACAATATCTACAAGACTTCTTTGCCAAATTGCAGAGAATGAAGATGGGACAAAAGCATTTGCCTCTGCAGATGCTGAAAATTTACAAAGATTTCTTCCAGAAAGTGTCTTAAACGAACTTGAACTATTTATGATGGATATTCAGGTTGATATTGATACAGCAAAAAACGAATAAAGCGAGATAACTGGTTAAATTTTGAGTTTTTTCTCGCAACAGAACTAGGCAAATCAGTAGAAGAACTAAGAAAATCTATGACTGAAGAAGAGTTGATATATTGGGCTGGATATTATGATGTAAAAAATGAAAGGGAAAAACAAGAAATGAATCGTCAAAAGGCAAAAAGAAGGTAGTATATAATAAAGGTTATTTGTATTTGTGGCACAATCAACAGTTAAATTAATAGTTGATGCTCAAAATGCAATCAGACCATTGCAGCGTGTAAATGATGCTACAAAAAATTTAAGTAAAAATACAAATAAATTAAAAGATAGTTTAAACAAATCAAACAAATCAATAAGAGAAACAGGTAGAGCCGCAAAATCAGCAAGCGGAGGATTTGCAACGCTTAATAAATCACTTGGGCCTTTATTAAAAGCTTTAGCAGCAATAGCGGCAGTCCGATTTGTTTTTGTTCAAAGTGCTGATATAGAAACTCAAAGAAAAAGTTTAGAAGTTCTTACAGGATCACTTTCTGAAACAAACAAAATTATTCAAGAGTTACAAGATTTTGGTGCTGTAACACCATTTAAAAGTAGTGAATTAATAGACCAAACAAAACGATTAAAGGCTTTTGGTTTTGAGACTAATGAATTAGTTGATACCACAAAAAGGCTTGCTGATGTTGCTGGTGCTACTGGTGCAGATTTACAAGGCATTGCAACAGCCTTTGGTCAGATAAGGGCAAAAGGAAAATTAGCACAGGAAGAAAATTTACAGTTATTAGAAAGAGGAGTTGATATTACAACTGAACTTAAAAATATTACAGGTTTACAGGGTGAGGCATTTGAAAAAGCACAAAGACAAGGAAAAATTGGGGCTGATCTTGTAAATCAGGCACTTATAAATTTAACAAATGAAGGTGGAGCTTTTTTTAAAGGTGCTTCTTCACAAGCAACAACCTTAAATGGAAAATTATCAACCTTAATAGATTCAATTGAAAGTTTAGCAAGAACCATTGGAGAACAATTATCACCAGCAATAAAAGGTGCTTTAGATTTAGCAACAAAAGGTGTGGTGGCAATTGAAAAAATATTTAAAAGGCTTGGTAATGTTAGCGACATTGGTTTAGGAAAATTTGCCAAAGCACAGCAAGACGCACGTAGAGATGCAGCGAAACTAACAGCGACAAGATTTGGAACAAATTTTAAAGGCGAGAGTGTATTTGCTAGTAAAGAAGAAAATGAGTTTTTCAAAGAACAATTTGATTTGTTGGTTAAACAAAATATTGAAAGAGAAAAATTAAAACAAAAAACTTTTGAAGAAGTTAAAATTCTTGAAGAAGTAAATCAAAATTCAAGTGAAACTGTATCAATTGTTGAAAATATAAATACTGGTTTAGTAACACAGAATGAATTATTAGAAAAAGGTAATGCAGCATTGTTTGTTCAAAACGAACAAGCCAATCAATTAAAACAAAAGTTTGACCAAATCGGACAATCTGTTGAACAAAATTTAGTGCAGAATTTAACTGATGCTGTGATGGGCGCACAGACGCTTGGACAGGCTTTGTCTAACGTCTTAAGGAATTTACAAAGACAATTAATAGAAATGGCTGTACAGAGTGCAGTAGGAGGTATTGGTGGATTATTTAGTAATTTACTAGGTGGAATATTTGGTGGTGGCGGAGGAGGTGCTGCCTCTTTAATAACTGATAATGTTTTCAGTACAGGATTTGACACAAGTTTAATAAGTGCTGGTGCATTTGCTAATGGTGGCAACCCACCTGTGGGTATGGCTTCAATTGTGGGTGAAAAAGGCCCAGAATTGTTTGTCCCTTCTAAAAGCGGTACTATTGTTCCAAATCATGCTTTAGGAGGTTCAACAAACGTGGTAGTAAACGTGGATGCTTCCGGTACGTCTGTACAAGGTGATGACCGATCTGCTGAACAGTTAGGTGAAATTATAGCGTCAGCAGTTCAAGCAGAAATAGTTAATCAACAAATGGCTGGAGGTTTATTAAGTTAATGGCAAGTTTTCCAACAACAGTAAATCCTACTTATGGATCAAGAAAAAATTCAGCACCAAACATTCGCATCGCACAATTTGGTTCTGGTTATCAACAAAGGTCTACTTTTGGCATAAACCAAAATTTAAAAGTTTATAACTTTACATGGAGTAATATCAGTGAAACAAATGCAGATGAGATAGAAGATTTCCTTGATGCTAGGGCTGGAGTAGAAAATTTTGACTACACCCCAGCGGGAGAAAGTGCGAGTAAAAAAATGATTTGCAGACAGTGGAACAAAACAATACCGTATGTAAATAGAGCTACAATATCAGCAACATTTGAGGAGGTTGCAGAAGCATGACAAGTGCGCAAATAGTACCAGCTTCTTCAAAAATAAGTGAAGAGATACAAAAACTTGAACCATCTGCACTTATAACTTTATTTGAACTTAAATTAACTGCTGATGTTAATGGTGTAGATCAAACCTTTTATTATCATGCAGGCACAAATGAATTAAAAAGTAATATAGTTTTTAATGGGGTTACATATGTTGCAGCACCTGTTCAAGTAAAAGGTTTTGACAAAGTCACAAAAGGAACATTGCCAAGACCAACTTTTACTGTTGCGAATGCTGATAATGCTATAACAAATTTAATGCTTTTGTATAATCCTTTAAATGCAGAACTTAAAAGAATACAAACACATAAAAAATTTATTGATGCCGTTAATTTTTCTAGTGGTACAAACGCAACCGCAGATCCTACTGCAATAGCACAGACTGATGATATTTGGTATGTAGATAGGGTTGCAGCAGAAACACCTGAATCAGTTACTTTTGAACTTACTGGTAAAATTAATATGCAAAATTTAAGATTACCAAAAAGACAAATTGTAGAACATTGTCCTTGGCTTTATAGAGGTACTCAATGCGGTTATAACGGTTCAAAGTGTTTTGATGTAAATGATAATCAAATATTTGGGTCTAATAAATTAACTTTAGATAAATGTGGTCATAAATACTCAAGTTGTTTGTTACGTTTTTCTGGAAAAAAAGATAAAGTACCGTTTGGTGGATTTTTAAATGCCAGATTACAGATGTGATAATGTTCAAAGAAAAAGCAAAACAACACGCAATAAAAGAAGCACCAAAAGAATCTTGTGGGATTGTGGTAAAGGATGTTTATTATGCTTGCAATAATATTTCAGATACCCCAGAAGACAATTTTGCAATACATCCAAAAGACTTTTTAAAAGCCAGATCAAAAGGAAAACTTCAATATATTGTACACTCTCATCCAGAGGGCGGAGATGCAAGCGAACTTGATAAAAAAGCTTGCACAGCAACTAAGATCCCTTGGTATGTTTATCTTTTACCAGAGGACACATGGCAAATTATAAATCCTTAATTGGCAGACAATGGCAGTATGGGGTTTTTGACTGTTATTCTATAGTGCGTGATTATTATGCATTGCTAGGTATAAATTTGCCTGATTATGAACGTCCAAAAAGTTTTGAAACTTGTGAAAGTATTTTTTTAAGTGATGCAAGTAAATTAAATTTCAAAGAAGTAGATATAAACCGAAGAAAACCTAATGATGTCTTAATAATGAAGATATGGACAAAAGAACCTATGCATGGTGCTGTACTACTAGAAAATGATATGATATTACATCAAAAATTTGAGTCTGTGAGTTGTTCGGAATACTTTAACCATTATTATAGAAAAAGAACTGTGGGGTGTTTTCGATATGCAGCATAAAATTCTGCTGCTAGATGAATTAGGTGATAAATGGGGTAAGACTCATGTTTATCATAATTTGAAATCCCCTAGTGAAGCATTAAAGTTGCTTTATATAAATTATCCTGATCTTTGTAAATATTTTGCAACTGCACATGAAGATGGAATAGGTTTTACAGTTGTACAAGCTGGTGAGTTTTTAGATTACGATGAATTAACTTTACCATTAGGTCAAAATGATTTAGTTATTACACCTGTTATTACTGGTAGTGGTGGAGTAGGAAAAGTATTAGCCGGTGTTGCAATGATTGGTGTGGTAGCTCTTTCTGCTGGTGCTGCTGCTGGAGCAACTGGTTTTTTGGGTAAAATTGGTACTGGTTTAAAAGCTATTGGTACAGGTGGTTTTGCTGCTGGAGGTGCTGCTGGAGGTTTTTTAGGTGCTACTGCTTCTAGTTTTATAGGAAAGTTAGGAGTTGCTCTTATTTTGTCTGGTGTTTCTGATATGATTTCGCCTCAACCACAATTACCTGATTTTGAAACAGATTTCAATACACCTTTATCAGGTTTTACTGGTGGTGCTGGTGGTATTACAAGAGGATCAGACGGATCACAAAGTTACGCTTATACAGGAGCAGCAAATACTGTAGGTCTAGGTAAAACTATACCTGTAGTCTACGGTAAAGCGTTAGTTGGAGGACATATTCTAAGTACAAATATTGAAATTTCAAACGAATCTGACCCATTAATGAAGTTTATAAGGCCACCAAGTTTAGATTCTGTACGTCTTAATGGTGAAGAATTAAAAGGTGCATATACAGAAGCTGGTGGTTTAGAGGCAAGAATATACAACGGCCCGATAACTGCTGCAAATGGATCATCTCATGCCTTGACGTCTCCATTTAGTGTTGATTTACGACAAGAAGGAGAACAAAAAGTTTTAGATAATTTAAGTGGAACTGCTGATGGTGAAAATAATAGCGTAAATAATACACCTGATTTTCAAATTCTTTTTCGAGCAGCCGGTCTTGTCGATTTTGTTGGTAATCAGGGTACTACAAAAATTGATGGTTTTATTACTTATAGAATAATAATTAAAGAAAAAGATTCACAGAATCTTGTGTTAAATAATCAAGCCACTATACAGGGATTAACTCGTCCATCACAAAACTTTAATTATGTAGCAAAACTTCCTTATCAACATATTAGTGGAAAAGACACATATCAGCTTTTTGTTCAAATAATTGATGTTGGTGTTCATTTTGACACTGCTATATTTAAAATAAGACAAGCAGGCTATAACTTAAAGAAAAAATAATTATGGCATTAAATTCTACATCTACAATCAAAGTTATTGATCTTCTTTGTGAAGGTGAAATCGAAGGTATTGTAGGAGGAAAAAGAGGTATATTTTTAGATGAAACCCCTGTAATGACAGGTAATGTTACTAATTATTCTGATGAACATTTTACATATGATTTTAGAACAGGAACAAAAAATCAATCTCAGTTAAAAGATTATCAAAAAGGTGGGGCATCTAATTTAATAAATGTTTCTGAAGAAATAGGTTCTAACTATAATGAAACAAAAAACACACAAAATAAAGTTACTGCTAGAAATTATGGTGGTGGAAAAACACTAAAACAAATTACAGATGAAGAAACAACATCTGTAGAATTTCTTTTCACAATCCCAGCTTTATTTTGCACAGCTATGGAGGGTGTTGCAAGAGGTCAATTGTTTAATGCAAAAACAAGAATAAGGATTCTTCTTAAACAAAAAGGCACTGGATTTAATGAAGTTTATGATAAATCTTTTACTGGTATAAGTACGTCTGAATTTCAATTTAAAACACCTCCTATTGAATTAGATCGTGAACCACCTTTTTTATTTAAAATCATAAAAGTCACAGATAAAGAAAATGATTACGAAGTAAAAAAAAGTAATTTTGAAGATCTAGATCCAAATACACCATTAGAAAATACAAGAGCAAATCGTGTAATTTTAACATCAATCATAGAAAGACAAGATTTCAAAAGTCGTTACCCTTTTACAGCTTGTGTAGGTGTATCGCTTTCAACAGAGTCCTTTGCATCACTACCTACAAGATCCTATTTAGTAAGAGGAATGAAAGTAAAAATCCCACATAATGCAATTGTAAGAAATGACGGCAGCTTAAGATTTGTTGGTTCTTTTGATGGAAGTTTAAAAAAGGGTAAACATTGGACAACCTGCCCTGTATGTATTTTTTTTGACATGCTTACAAGTGATAAGCATGGGGCAGGAGATTTTATAACTGCATCAAATATAAGCTGGGTTGATTTGTATCCTTTAGCTCAATATGCAAATCAACAAGTAGATACACCTGATGGTAAAGAACCAAGATTTGCAATAAATACTGTAATTGCTGCACAGAATGACGCATATAAGGTGTTACAGAATCTTGCTAGTACTTTTAGGGGCATGACATATTGGGCTGCTAATACAGTAAATGTAGGTGCAGATCATGGTAATTTAGATGGTTCTGATGTAGATCCTGTACATCTGTATAACAATGCAAATGTAATTGGAGGTGTTTTTAATTATTCTGGATCATCTTTAAAAACAAGATCAACTTCAATAAGAGTTAGATATAATGACCCAGATAATTTATATAAACCTAATGTGGTTGTTGTTGAGGATTATGATTTAATAGTAAAATATGGATATCAGGTGAAAGATATAGTTGCATTTGGGTGTACTTCAAAATATCAGGCACAAAGATTAGGTACTTGGATGTTAAAAACTGAAGAACTGGATGCAGATGTTGTAGTTTTTCAAACAGGTTTGGATGGATTAGCTGTTTTACCAAGTCAAGTTTTTGCAGTTGCTGATGAAATGAGACAAGGAGTACAAAGGGCTGGAAGGATTGCTTCTGGTGCTACAACCACATCTATTGTTCTTGATAAAGATTTATCCTCTGTTTTAAGTAGTGACCCATCTTCTTTTACTTTAAATTGTACATTATCAGACGGAACGGTTGAGTCTAAGACAATAAGTGCGGTATCTGGTACTACTGTAACTGTTAGTGCTTTTTCTTCAGCACCGCAATCACAATCTGTCTACACTGTTACTTCAAGTTCTTTAGAACATCAAAAATTTAGGTGCATAGATGTAATAGATAATAATGATGGAACTTATACAATTGAAGGTGTACAGTTTAATGATTCTATTTATGCTGCTGCTGATACAAATTCAGATTTAGTTTTGACTGATATTACCGCATTCGATGAAACACCTACACCGCCAACAAATTTACAACACGCAGTTGTGGTTATAAACTCACCTTAATTATGGCAAGTAGAGCAATATTTAACTGGTCAAGAGGAATAAATGGGCCTTCAGTTTCATTT